AATGTGCGGGATGACGAAAGAACGGACCTTGCGCTTGCCGCGCGTACCCACGGTGCCTGGCGAACCGGGCGGCATGGTGGGCAAGAGGTTCAGGACACCGTTGCGCTCTTCGATGATGATTTGACGAAAGCGCGTGGGTTTTTCGGGGAACAGGTTCAAGCCTTCGAGGCGGCCATAACGGTTAGGCACCAAGTTGATGGCGGCCGTGAGGTTGGCCATGCTGAAGGCCGGGTTGGCAAATAGGTTTTGCATGTGGGGCTCCAAAAATGGTGAAGCCCGCGCAGACCAAAAGGTCAGGCGGGCAACGGGGGTAGAGAAAAGGAGAGACCGGGAAAGGAAATACCGAGAGGATCAGGCGCTGGGTTCAAGCACGGATTTCAAGCGCTCGGGCGCACCAACACGCCACGCTCGGCCAGTTGCTGCTCATAAGCCGTGCGCTGTTCGCCGGTGAGCGCAATCGGCCAGACCAAGGCGGTCTTGGCGACGATGGCGTGACGGGTGATCAGCACAGCGTCCGTGCGGTCAGTATGGGTGTCATCGGTGTCAACGGCGAGGACAGCGACAGCCGTCTCGGTGCCGTCCGTGGCCGCCGGGTCGATGGCGTAGTGCTTGCCATCGCTGGCGTTGCGGCCCAGCACCGTACCCAGGGGCAGGTTCTGACCGGCGGCGATGGTGGCGACGTCGCGCGAATAGCGGTTGGGGGCTTCGTACTTCAAGAGGTCGCCGAGGTTGTTTGTTTCGGTGATGGCGGACATAGCGGACTCCTTTCTCAGGTGTTTGCGGTGAGTTTCTTGACGGCTGCGACGATGGGCGAGCCCTCAGGGCGATCGAGAGACTGGGTGCCCGCATCCACCGTGATGGTGGAGCGGATGCTCTCGGCGTCAGATCGCGCAGCGCGTGCATCGATCAGCACGCGGCGCACATCGGCTTGCGATTGGCCGGCGGCAATGAATTCGGCAGCGCGCTCGGGACAGCCGGCGAGCAGGCACAGCTCGGCAATCGCCTGAGCGCTTTGGGTGACGTCGCGTTTGGCCTGGGCGACGCGTTTTTCTGCTTCGGCCAGATCGATGGTGTCGATGACGGCGGTTTGAGAGATGTCCTGGGTTTCAGGCATGGAAAGCTCCTTGTCGGGATGTGCCGTCTCAGCACGGAGGACGCCCCGCACCTGAGACGGCGGGCGGATAAGGGCGTTGTTTTTAGCGTTGAGAAACCCATGGAATTCAACGAGGGTGGCGTCCAGGGTTTGCACCCCATCGGCCAGGCCTTGCGTGAGCGCATTGCTGCCAAAGTAGAGGCCCGCTTCGGTGGCACGCACAGACGCGATATCGAGCCCGCGCATGACCGCGACGTGCTCGGTGAAGAGTGCGTAGAGCCGATCGACTTCATCTTGCAGTTCGTTCTTGGCGGTATCCGATAAGGGCTCGTGCGGCGAATAATCGTTCTTGTGTGCACCAGCGGTGATGGCGGTGTAGCGATAGCCGTCTTTGGCGTCCTTGACCGACTGGTCCACATGCAGGGCAATCACACCGATGGAGCCGACACCACCGGTCTCGGTGACGAACAGGCGCTGCGCGCTGGCGGCAATTGCATAGGCGGCGGAATAGGCCGCGTCGTTGGCCACAGCCCAGACGGGCTTGACGGCTGCCACCTCGCGCACCCGGCGGGCCAATTCGAAACTGCCCGAGGCTTCACCACCGGGCGAATCGATGTCGAGCAAGATACCGCTGACCATCGGATCGGCCAGAGCCGTATCCAACATGACAGCGATCTCGCCGTAGGACGTGAGACCGGAGGCCGTTTCCAGACCGAGTGAGCGTTTGACCAAGGAGCCATGGATGGGAATCACCGCAATGCCTTCGGGTGCGGTCGTCAGCGGCGGGCGCTGGAAAGCGGCCATATCCACAGGCGGCAAAGCGGGAACATCGGCCATGCCGATGCGCTGGCCGACCACGGACAGGATCACATCGAGCTTGGGGCGGTGAATGAGCAGCGGTGTGCCGAACAGGCGCGAAGCAAGGTAAGTCATGGTTGAGGGTCCTGGTGGTTGTTGGGCACGTCTGCACCAGCGTCTGACGGCTCGTCAGTGGGTTGCGCGGTGCCAGGGTCAAAGCTGGGTGTGGACACCTGGTCATGCCGGGCGTCTGAGTCAAAGACCAAGCCCAACGCATCGGCCCGGGCGTTGTCGGCGGCGATTTCACGGTCCACGTCTTCGGCGTCATAGCCGTTGCCAGAAATGGCTTCCGAGCGACTCATCAGACCGGCGCGGATCGCGAGTTTCATGGCGTTGAATTCTTTTTGTGGATCGACCCAACTCCAGCCTTGCGGGATCCACTTGGCCGATTGGTAGGCGCGCCGGTCTTTGCGGTAGCCCGGTAGATCAATGGCTCCTTCGAGCACCGCCTGATCCATCCACGCACGCCAGATGGGACGGCACAGCTGGTGCACCAGCACCCCGTGCTGCAGGGCTTCGCAGCGGCGGCGGAATTCCAACAAACCAGCACGGATCGAGGAGTAGTTCACCTGCGTCAAATCGCCAGTGAGCATCTCGTAGGTGATACCCATGGCTGCGGCCACGGCGCGAAACTGTTGGCGCATGAATTCGGCGTAAGAACTGCCAACGTCCGCCGGTGCGGAGAACTTGATGTCCTCCCCCGGCTCCAGAATCTGCAGCGTACCGGGCTCCATGCCGGCCAGGGCCACGCCATTGGCATCCGCCGCCGACTCGCCCATCAGGTTGTCTTCCGGGGCCATGCGGGTGATAAAGCCGGCAAACATCGCAGCGGTCTTCTTGCGCACCAGCTCGGCGTCGTCGTACTGATCGAGTTCGTTGAGTTTCACCAGCGCCCGCGTGAGCCATGGTTCACCTCGAATCTGCCCGGGTCGCAAGGGACGGAACAGGTGAATGACTTCACTGGCCTCCACGCGCACGGTGTTCATACCACCACCGGCACTGCTGGACATCGGTGCCAACAGCCCGTCGTTCGGATGCGAGCGATACAGGTGGTACGCCACCCGCCGGCCCAGCCGGTCGAATTCGATGCCGGCACGGATCACATTCCCACCGGGTAAATCGCGGTTCATGGTGCTCGGCAGGTGCTCGGCTTCGAGCACCTGGATCTGCAGTGCCACCGGTAGACCATCCTCGACGCGTCGGTAACGCATTCGGATCAGCGCTTCGCCACCTTCGAGCATGGCGCGCGTTGCCAGCGCTTGCAGACCGTAAAAGTCGGTCAGGCCTGCGGCATCCGCCTGCTCACACCAATCCCACCACAGGCTGTGAATCGCTTCGCGCATCACTTGGTCTTGCACCATGCTCTGCGGTTTGATGCCGGTACCGATGGCATTCGCGACAAAGGCCTCGATGCCGGCAGCGGCCCAGGCGTTGCGCCGAACCAGATCGCGGCTTTTGGCGCGCAACTCATCCTGCGCGAGCGATAACGCGGCCACCGCGCCCGGGTTGCCCGGCATCCAGGCCATGGCGCGACGACCACCACCCGTGCCGTCATAGACGGGCGTGCCACCGAACATGCGACGGCGCAGGTTTTTAAGCCATGCCATCAGAGCGCCTTGCTGGTGGTGATGCGGATCTGGCGTGCCTTTGGGCTGCCGGAATCACGGGCGATACTTGCTTCGACCTCGGTAATCGCAGCCTTGAGATCGGCCACGCTGCGGTATTCGATGCTCTTGCCTTCGTAGGTGACGCGGTGCTCGCCACTGGCCAATGCTTCACGCAGTGCCTGCAGGTGTTCAGGGGTGTAGGGGCTCATCAGGTCGTCCTCAGTTCATCCACTTGCTGCGCACCACCCGGCGTGCGGCCGGGGTGGGATTGCCAGAAGTGCTGAGGCCACCGTCGAACTTCTGTTCTCGGGTGGCCTCGTGTGTATCCGTCGCAGCGGCATCGGTGGGTGGACCGACGCCGAGTTGTTTTTCCAGTTCATGCCAGTGACGATCTTCGAAACGGTCCAGACCGGCAGCCGCCGCAGCGGCTCGTGCGTAGACGTAGCAGTCGAGCGCTTCGTTGCGTTCACGCATCTTTTGCCACTCGCGGTGGGCAAATCCATTACGGTCACGGCGGGTGATCAGTTGCTCGGCACAGAGTTGCTGCAGGTACTCGGCATCGACCTTGGGTAGGTGCACGTAGCCTGCGGGGTAGATCGGCGTCACACCGTCCTCGGCGACCTCCGCGCTTTTGCGCAGGTTGTTGTAGAACTCCAGCTTGGCAATGCCGCCGGCCACCGGAAACACCTTCATGCCCCGGCGCAGTTTCTTGCCGCTGGCCGTTGCATCCACCGCTGTGGGCATGCCAATCAGCGCCGCGCCACCAGCGATACCCTTGATCGGCATGAGCCGGGTATCACGCGCGCTGCGCACGAAGGCATAGGCTTCCTGGGTGGCGTAGCCCGTATCCAAAGCGATGCGTGCCAGGCTGAGCTGGCAGCCGCTGCTGTGGGTCCATGTTTCACCCATGAGCTTGGCCAGGGCTGACCAGACATCGCTGCGCGCCGTGTCACCCATCAGCACCCGGTGTTCAATGAGCCACGCTGCCTTGCCCCGACCGAAGGCCCAGACCGAGACTTCGATGCGGTCCTTTTGAACGTCAGCCCCGGCAGTCAGCAGCAGGCCACCGGCAGGCACTGAGCCCACTCGGTAATCCTCACGCCGCTCCAGCAGACGCTGCCAATCCGGTGCTTCGCCTTCCTCGACCCAGGTCTCGCCCAGTTCGGTGTTCTTGAAGGTCTTGATCGCCGAGGCCGAACGAGAGTCCGACATCGCGGCCGACTCCCAGGCGCGGGCGATCTCGACCCAGCTGCGCCAACCGACGGGGCTGTAAAGGCTCGACAGGTGGAATCCGGCGGTGCGCCCGGCGTTTTCTGGGGCACAGGCTTGCCACTGGCCGTTCTCCAGCATCCAGGTCTTGTGGTGCTCGATGATGGACTCGCTGCAAGCTTCGCAAATGTAGGCCGCCGTCTCTGGCTGGCCACGCTCCCAGCGCAGTTGCTCAAAGCGTAACCACTGGCGATGCGCGCAGTGCGGGCAGGGCACAAAGTAGCGACGCTGGTCCGAGGCTTCGAATTCGCGGGCGACCGCACTGGCCCCGGCAATCGTCGGGGTCGAGACGATCAGGATCTTGCGCCGGGCAAAGGTGCGCGTGCGCGCCTCAGCCAGCGAGATCGCATCGCCCTCACCTTCCACATCGAGCGGATAGCCATCAACCTCGTCGAGAAACAGATAACGCACCGGCATCGAGCGCAGGCCCACGGCGCTGTTGGCACCGGTCATCACCAGCACGCCACCGTGAAATTCCTTGGCCAGGATGGTGTTGCCCGAGTCGCGGCTGCGCGCAGGCGCAATGCGCTCCTGGATCGCCGGGCTTTCTTCGATCAGTGCATCGATGCGCTGCTTGGAGGCCCGCTTGGCCATCTCGACGGTGGGCCACACGGCCATCATGGGGCCCGGTGCGTGGTGGATCACGTAGCCGATCCAGTTAAGACCTAACTCCGTGCCGCCCACCTGCGCACCTTTCATGAACACCACCCGCTCGATTGGCGACATGGGCGACAAGGCATCCATGATCTCGCGCAGGTAGGGCGTGCGGCTGGTACGCCAACGCCCCGGTTCTGAAGCGGCTTTGCTGGACAGCACCCGGTGCTTGTCGGCCCATTCCGAAACCATGAGCAGCGGATCGGGCGTCAGGCCCTCGCGCCAGGCACGCTCGATCGCATCCCAGCCTTCGTAGTAAAGCTCGTCCATCATCAATCCACCTTGGGTTGCACATCACCCAGGTCTTGCAACTGCTCACGCACGGCAGCGTCGAGCGCCACATGCAAGGCGTGTGGATCGACGCCGAGTTCTGCGGCCATCTGCGCCGAGATGCGTGCCGGCCAATTGAGCCAGGCATCGCGCTCGGCCCGGGCCAGCTTGAACACATGGGCCACGGCCTGGGCACGATCCACCAGCTCGCCCTTGAGTTGGGCCAGACGGACCTTGTTGGTCTGCGCCTTGACCACCTCGTTGACGGTGCGTGCCTGTAAGAGCGACGTGCCACCCGACGACAGTGCTGGCGTTGGCGGGTCAGGCGCTTCACGTGGTGGACGCGCACTTGCAGATGCGGATACCTGCGGCATCTCGCGCCCTGCTGCGGAGTCCTGCGGGGCTGCGTTGGCCTCGGTCACTACCGACCGCCGAGTCGGTGTGGTGTTGGCCGCCCACTGGGTATCGGCCGCCACCGGATCAATCGTGCCGTCGGGCAGTTGCGTGATGCGCCCGGTATCAATGGCCTTTTTGACGGCCACGTGCGATACGCCGCGGTGGCGCGCGTAGGCGCGAATGGACAGTCCCATGGTGTGGTGATTTCAATGCAAGTGGGTGGCCTCCTGAATGCGGTTTTTCATGCAAAGGCGAGTGAATCACCCGGGATTAAAAAGAGCTTGGCTTCGGGTGCGAACAGCGCGTCAATCACATCGTCATCAACGATGCAGCAAGGAGCCGCACATGAGCACGCAAGCTGACAAAGATCTCGAAACCCTGCTCGAGCAGATCGCACTGGATCACCTGTTTATCGGAACACTGCAAACCCGCAGCAGCGACCGACTGGACTTTCACGAGGTCAGCGTCTGGGGCGTCAAAAGCGCCCTGATAGCCGCCTACGAGGCAGGCCAGCAGGTCGCAAAGCAGGATTGAAAAAGAAGCAAAAAACGCTTGGCTTTACTCGCAAACAGCGCGTTCATGACCACACCATCCACCACCACGAAGGAGCATCAAATGGCCACCATCCCACTCACCCCGGCGCAGCACGCCATCCTCGCCAAGGCCATCAACAGCAGCGCCGGCAAGATCGACTGGTTCCCGGACAACATCAAAGGCGGCGCGCGCAAGAAGGTGCTCGAAGGCCTGTTCAAGCGCGTCCTGATCACGCCTGATGGCGATGATTGGGTGGTCGCTGCCGAAGGCTACGACGCTCTGGGGCTGCCGCGACCGGGTGCCTTGCCACCGACGATGACGCTGGATGATCCGGAGCAGGAGTCTGATGTAACCAAGGCGGAGACCAGTTGGCAGAAACCCAGCCAGCACAAACCAGTGCGCACGCGTGCCGACAGCAAGCAGGCCCTGGTCGTTGGCCTGCTGCAGCGCCCCGAGGGCGCCACGATTGCGCAGATCATGGAGGCGACTCAATGGCAACAGCACACCGTGAGAGGGACCCTCGCCAGTACGCTGAAAAAACGCCTGGGTCTGACCATCACCTCCAGCAAGGAAGCCGGTGGCCAACGTGTGTACCGCATTGAATCTGTGTCCACCGAAACGGAGGCCGCATGAGCACCAATTCCAACGTCACCCACATGACCCTCACCATTGAACGCACACCACTGACCTTGAAATTCGATGGTCAGGAAATCGAGGTCGAGCAACTTGGCATCCGTCTGCCTTTTGCGCGCAAGCCTGTGGACCTCAAGGACATGAGTGCCAGCGGCGACTACCTCGTCTACATCACTGAGACCCGGACCATGACGCCCGAGGCGTTCGATGGTTTTGCCGCCAACTTACTGGCCTCCCATGACTGGTTGGCGGGCAAGGGTGGATGCCTTGGGGAGGGTCGCCTGTGCGTGGAAGTCCACGCACCTGGTCGCCCTTATCTGTATGTCGATCCGAGTGGCAGTAATTTCGGTCGTTACGTGGCCCGTCTGGGTTAGTGGCTGAACCGCCACGCTGCGATTGTTCTTTGATCAAAGCCTTGGCTTTGCATCGGAACAGCGCGTCAATGGAGACATCGACAAACGATTGAAAGGAAACCCCACCATGGCCCTCGACCTCGACATCCTGATGCAACAGATGACGGAACAAAAAGCCAAAGATGCCTTGCTTACTGCCCGCGCCACTTTGGAGCGCAGCTTGCGCGAACTGGACCACTACATCGAGCGGCTCGATGCCGCCGAGACGCACAAGGACAAATCGCAAGTGATGAACTGGGCGCTCAACGCCCTGGCCTGCAACATCACACCCAACTTGCGTCTGGATCTGATTGCCCACGCACAAGCCGAACTCTTGAGCATTACGAAATGATCACGCCCACGATTCCCAAACCCACCGTCACTGATTGGGGGTTCTGGGGCACCATGAACGAACACGCCGCAGTCGCTTGGCCGATCGCGATGACCGCGATTTCGGATGCGACTGACCAGCCGCTCGAATCGGTCAGGTTGTTTCTCGACAGCCGCCATGGTCGCCACTTTGCCGATGATGTACTCAACGGGATGTACCACGGGCTGAGCGTGTTTGATGCCATCCAGGCCACCACGCAACGCTGGATGGATTGGATCATTGGTCGCCAGACCAGCAAGCAGTACGGCATCCCCAAAGGAATGCCGTACCTCAGTGGGTTCGTGATTCATTGCGAGATCTGCGACAGGACAGTCGCATGACAAAAACCTCTGCTGCAGAACGCGAACATGCACTGCGTTGGTTGATTGCCAACCGGCGTCCAGACGTTTCCCTTGAGCAGGCTGTGCGCCTGATGTGCACGGCGCTGCCGCGCGACCTCGCGACGATGCAAACCCTGCGGCGCATCGCGCAGGAGGAAGAATCCAAAGAGCCTTCGCGCCGATTCAATTGGCGCTTGCCCCCTGGTCTGCCGCCTCACGGATAGCCGTTTGGCCGGTGAAGGCTTCCCATCGACGCACGATCACGTCCACGTACTTCGGATCCAGTTCGATCAGCCGCGCCTTGCGCCCTGACTTCTCTGCCGCGATCAGCGTCGTGCCAGATCCGCCAAAGGGGTCGAGCACGATGTCACCGGGGCGGCTGGAATTGCGAATCGCGCGCTCAACCAATTCCACTGGCTTCATGGTCGGGTGCAGATCGTTCTTTTGCGGCTTCTTGATGTGCCACACATCGCCCTGGTCGCGGTCACCGCACCAGTGGTGGGTTTGCCCTTCGGGCCAACCGTACAAGATCGGTTCGTACTGGCGTTGGTAATCCGCACGGCCAAGCGTGAAGGTGTTCTTGGCCCAGATGATGAAGGTCGACCACTTGCCACCCGCCGCACGAAAGGCTGACTGCAAAGTATCCAACTCGCTGGAAGACATGGCGATGTAGGTCGCCCCCGCGCAGTACGCAAGCATCGGCGTCAATGCTGCTTGCAGGAAGGGCTCGAAGTCCTTGCCAAGATTGTCATTGAGAATGGGGCGATGGGTGCCGCGCATTTTGTCTTTCGCGCTGTTGGCGTAATTGACGCCATAAGGCGGGTCAGTGAACACCATCGCTGCTTTCTCGTCTGCCATCAATACTGCATAGCTGGTGGCATCGGTGCTGTCGCCACACAGCAAGCGGTGAGCACCGAGAAGCCACACGTCGCCGGCTCGACTGATCGGCGTTTCATTCAGATCAGGAACAGCGTCTTCATCCGTATTGCCCTCAACCATGGTTTCTTCCCCCGCCATGATCTCGGCCAAAGCATCTGGATCAAAGCCCGTGATGTCGATGTTGAAACCGTCCTCCTGCAGCGACTGCAATTCGATGCGCAGCATGGCGTCATCCCATCCGGCGTTCTCGGCGATGCGGTTGTCGGCGATGATCAATGCGCGGCGCTGGGTCGGCGTGAGGTGATCGAGCACGACCACCGGCACAGACTCCAAGCCCAGTTTCTGTGCGGCAGCCAACCTTCCATGCCCCGCCACAATCACGCCATCGGAACCAGCGAGGATCGGGTTTGCGAAGCCAAACTCGACGATGGAGGCGGCGATCTGCGCCACTTGCTCCTCGGAGTGGGTGCGGGCATTTCTGGCGTAGGGCACCAGCTTGGCAATCGGCCAGCGTTCAATCTCGCTGGAAAACCAGAGGTCAGTCATGATGAGATTCGTTCTTTCGTTGTTGGGCGACGAGATCAAATGTCTCGCCCGTGGCGACCAGGGTGACCGGCACGCCGGGGAAGTTCTGTTGGAAACGGATCAGCGCCACATCCACGTACTCGGGCGCGATCTCCACAGCACGTCCGATGCGACCGGTGCGCTGCGCGGCCATCAGCGTGGTGCCGCTGCCGCCAAACGGTTCGAAGACGATTTCGCCTTCCTGCGTGTAGGCCTCGATGATCTCGACCGGCAGCGTCACTGGGAATACTGCCGGGTGATCGATGTCTTGGCCGATCTTGCCTTTGTGGCGCATGACGCGAATCACCGAATCGGGGATGCGGTGGTCTTGCGTGGGCTGGCCTGCTGCGGTCCAGCCATTGACCTGACCATCCTTGCCGCGCATGGCAGTGGATGATCCGTCGGCACGCAGGTGGGTTTCCTGTCCGGCGAACTTGCAGGGCACTATCTTGTTGGGCTTTCGGGTCTGGCGATTGAAGTGGAAGATGAATTCGAAGCTCGGTGCCAGACGTCCTTGCCAGTCGCCCGGCATGCCCGGCCCCTGGTCCCAGACGTACCAGGCAAAACGCCGCCAACCTTCACTGCGCATCCAACCAAGCCACGTGTCCCAGTACGGGATGAATTCGTTGTCGCGGTGGATGAGGCCGAGGTTGACCAGCACCTGACCGTCGGTGGCCATGGGAACCTGTGAGAACACGCCGCGCATCAGACCATCCCAGTCGGCGATGCCACCGGAGGTGTAATCGCGCTGGTTGCCGTAGGGTGGCGAAGTAAAGCACAGGTTGGCCTGCTCACCCTGCATCAAGGTGGCAATGGCAGCCGGATCGGCGGCATCGCCACAAATCAGACGATGCGTGCCCAGTTGCCAGACATCCCCTATGCGGGCAATTGGTTGTTTCGGTGGCTCAGGAACATCGTCGTCCTCATCGCCAGTCTCATCCTCATTCGACGCTGTCCCATCCGGGTCACCGAGATCGGCCAGCATCTTGGCCAGCTCGTCATCGTCAAAGCCGGTGAGCAGCAAGTCGTATCCGGCCCCAGACAATTCCGCCAGTTCGAGTGCCAACAGTTCGTCGTCCCAACCGGCGTCTAGCGCCAGGCGGTTGTCGGCGATCACGTAGGCGCGCTTTTGCGCGGAGCTCAGGTGGCCAAGTTCAATGACCGGAACTTCATGCAACTCCAACTTGCGCGCAGCGGCCAATCGACCGTGACCAGCAATGATGCCGTTGCCCCCATCAATCAGGATGGGTTGCGTCCAGCCAAACTCCACGATGCTGGCCGCGATCTTGGCAATCTGCGCTGGCGAGTGCGTGCGCGGATTTCTCGCATAGGGCAGCAGCGCATCGATGGCGCGGTATTCGATTTGCAGGTTCGTCGTCATGGAATTAAAAAACCCGCCGAGCGTTGCCGCCGGGCGGGTGAGAAATATTCAGTGGGGGGTCGCTGTCAGGGACGGTGGTAACCACAGGCCGGTAACCTGGCCCGGTGGTAACCTGTTTTTTGCATCAGTCGCTATCGAAATGCCGCGCTGTTGCCCCCCGCATACCGGTTTGGCCAGGAAGGACCCGTCAAATCTGCGTCGGATGCGTCGGATGCGTCAGCTGCGTCAGAGATTTGAGAGCCGTCAGCGTCTTGCGCTTCTTTCCTGACCATAGCTGAAACTGTACGCTCAAATGGGCCGCCATGCTGCATGTCCACGGGTGTTGATTTCGGCCAAACACCCGAAACCGCGGACAACGGAAGCAGGCCTTACCCTCCCTGACTCATGGCTTTGGGCCTGCAGATATGTGGGTGGTTCAGGTGCAACAAAACCAGTGAGATCGCTTTGTTCCACCGCCGTGCCGCTGTGTTCCGATCACAGGCAAAGCGCCTGCCGATTTGCTGCCACTCGTAGCGGTTGGCCCGCATCCAGACCAAATGCCGTTGTTCCACCTCAAGCCACTGTACCCAGCGCATGGTTTCAAGCATCCGCTCCACGGCTTGGGGGCTGGGCGGCATGGGTCGGTACAGCCGCTCGGGGTCAGGGTAGCGCTCGGGCGACTGGAAGGCCAGGGTCATCCACGGGTTGAAGTAGCCGCCCGGGCGGACCCGGGGCAGCTTGTGTGCGGTCGCAGCCGCCTCGACGAAACGGGCCGCTACGTCGTCGACAGTCCATTCGATTTGGGTCTCAGTCATGGCGCTTGCCTCCATCCCCGTAGAGGCGCTCGCCTAGCCTGCGCACAAACTCTTTCTCGATCCAGTCCAGTCGGTCGTCCTGTTCGGAGACCACCAGGATGTGGTCATTGCGCCAGCCTTCGCGCTTGACGGCGTCCAGATCCGGCGTGGTCGGCTGCAGATTGCCCAAGGGGCAGCGGTAGCGGTATTGCGGCACTTTCATGTCACACCCCCTCTGCGGCCATCTCACGGGCCAGGTAGAGCAAGGCGATGGCATCGGCTTCGTTGTCGTCTGCCGGGGCATGGCCACGTGCACGCACGGCTGCCACCATCTCGTCCTTGCTGGCGTTGCCTTTGCCCGTGGCGTGCTTCTTGATCTTGCCCACGGGTACGCCCTGGTACGGGATCTGGTGGTGCTCGCACCACGCCGTGAGCGTGGCCAGGAACCCGCCGTAGGCGTGGGCCGCATCGGTGGAGACGTGGCGACGCACCTCCTCGAAATGCAGGCAGTCGATGCCGTCGCAGGATTGCTTGATCTCCGTGAGCCAGCGCTTGAAGCGCAGGAAGCGCATGCCGCCCCCTTCAAAGCGTTGTGGGCGGAAGCTCTCGGAGCCGCTCGTGATATGGCCGTCGTTGCCGCGCAGAGCCCAGCCGGTAGTGGTGCCCAGATCGAGGGCGAGGATGGTCGTGGTCATGATGTCAGTCCTTGTTTGTGCTTCGCCTGACGGATCGGACGGGTCGTATCGAAACTCTCCGTGACGCGCGCGCGCACGCACGTATACGGAGTTACGATGTAGTCCGTCCGATCCGTCAGACGCGGTTGTTTCAGTCATCGGCGTAAGGGGTGTAGGACGGTGCAGGCGGATCCTTGAGACCCACGCCCTGAAACCCGCGCAAACCCATGCCATTGCGCCATTTATCCAGGCCTCGGGTGAGCAGCAGATCGGCAAAGCGCTTTTGCGAGCCGGTGAATTCACCGGCGGCCTCGGCCCACTGCTTCCAGTCGGTGAACAGTTCGGCGGTCAGCGACTTGGCGTTGGCTTCGCGCACGCAACGCTCGTCAAGCCATCGACCCAGCGCGTCCTCGGCTTCGAAATACTCCTCGGTGGCTTCCACCACACGCCGGGGCGGATCGAGTCGTCCGTGGCGCTGCCAGTCGAGACACCCTTGAACCGCCCACGCCAGAATGCCGTCACGCTCGGCGAGCAATTTCTGCTGCAGATGCTTGTCGCGACGTTCGGGCGGCACGGTGATCGTGAAGGGGATCAAGTGCAGTCGCCGCCTCATCGCCTCGTCGATATTGCGGATCGCCGGTTTGTGGTTGCCGGCGACGAACAACTTGAACTGCGGGAAGAACTCGAAGAAGTCCTGGCGCATGAAGCGCGCGGAGATCTTGTCGCCTCCGGTCAGGTTCTTGAGCTTCGATTCCGCCCAACGACGTCCCTGCTCGGTTTCGATGGCCGCCACGAAGCGTGCGCCGCGCAGGCCCGCCATGTCGGTCGGATGCCGGTCGGTGCGGGTTTCCATGAACGTGTCCATGGGTGCGTTGGTTGCGTAGTCGCCGAGGATGGTGGCCAACGTGTTCACGAACACCGACTTGCCGTTTGCGCCGGTCCCGTACAGGAAGAACAGTGCGTGCTCCTGCGTCGAGCCCGTGAGCGCATAGCCCACCATCCGTTGCAGATAGGCCTGCAATTCCACGTCACCCCCGGTGACCTCATCAAGGAACCGTCGCCAGGTTGGGCAGTCGCCTCCCGGTGTGGCTGTGGTGATCTTGGTCATCCGGTCGGCACGGTCATGCGGGCGCTGGCGGCCGGTTTTCAGGTCGACCACGCCACCCGGGGTATTGAGCAGCCACGGATCGGCATCCCATTCCTCAGTGGTGGCGGCATGCCTGCGATCGGCCCTGGCCAGCCGTTCCACACCGCCGACCGTGCTCGAGCTGGCGAGCTTGGCCGCCACCTTGGGATTCTCCGCACGCACGGCGGCATGCCGGCAAACGCTGCGGATCAGATCGGTAGCAGCGAGGGTGTCCTCGGTGCGCCATCGATTGCCGTCCCACACCAGCCAGCGCCCCCAGCCTGCAACGTAGCGCCAGTCGCGGTGATAGCGACGGGTAAAGGCCAGCGCCAGCGCGTCCTCCGTCCCCCACACCGATTCGTCACTGCTGACGACTGGCTCTGCCGCATCGGCCACGTCGTGCATCTGCAGACGCGGGCCATGGGCGAGGAAGGCGGCAACATCGAAGCCCTCGGCAATGGCGTCGGCGGCATCCCAGCCGTCCGCCGCCTCCTCGGGCGGGTACAGGATGAAGCACGACTTCGCACCCGCCGACAGGATGGCTTGTGCCGCCTGTGTCGCGTACTCCCAGCCCGGTTTGTCGCGATCAGGCCAGATCAGCACCGACTTGCCGGCCAGCGGCGACCAGTCGGTCT